TGGATTCAAGTCACTTATTTCTAAGCGGAGAGATATGTCTATAAAACTTAGTAGATTAATGGGTGAGACAACTAGAACTAAATACATGAACAGGACTAAAATACCAGTTAAATCTAGTTTTTATCACCAACATTGGATGAAAGAAAAGGAACATTTTTCAACAAATAAGGGGGTGATATCTGTCTACACAGAAGGTGATAAAAGCTTAGAAGATACAAAAGCATATTATCAATATAAAACTTTATTGAATGAATTATATGATCCGACTTCCCTATGTTGTCCAGATACTATATTAGGTAAGACTGAGCCCACAGGTATTAATTTGAAAGACTTTTGCCTTGAGATGTTAAATAATATGAGGGAAGTAGAAAACACCATTTTGAAAACTAATCTATTTCATAACTTATTATTAATAACTAGAATAAGCTATAGTCTGATGTATTATTCCAATATTAAGCTAAATTCAGATGATTTTTGTTTTGATAATTTAGGATATGAGAATGTTATATTACTCGTCAAAGGTGGCAAAAAAATACGAAGTACGAAAAATTCTAGATTATTCACTTTATTAATACCTGTATCAAAGAATACAACTGATATATATCATAATACTTATTTTAAGAAATGCCTTATAAATGATCAATTGTTTATATTAACACCGTGGCGACAATTAAGAATACCCATTTTAAAAAAAGGTTTAGAAATTTTTCATAGTTTTGGCAATTATTTAATATCAAAACTGACAGATCTCAGAATAAATATTAAGAGTTTTAGATCAATCCTAGATACCAAAATTCTAGCTATGTTTTCACAAAAGAGAAAATTTGAGATATTCTTAGGCTCATTAAGATATATATATTATAATTCTTTTGGGACCCATACTGATATAAAAGAGTTGATGTTAGATATGGCTAATCCGGATTATGATAGTTTAATGTTTGTATATCAAAGGTCATTTTTGAAAAATTATAAGTTAATAGTTGATAATGCTAGAAAGAATATCTTGACTGATTTTTTTACTCTTGAAAGCACAGATAGAATAAAATTGATGTCTGAAAAATTTGATGAATCTATATTCATGGCTAAAGCTCCATTTGAACCAACAAATGAGCATCTAAAAAATTTGAGATCTATTTTGGAGAATCATGATTATTTTATGACTAAAGTATGGAGAGATCTGGATAATTATGACCTATCTAAGATAGAACCCACAAATATAAGAAATCACATATTGGACAGGACTTGTGTCAATTTTGATGATGACTATATAAATAATGTTTTTGAAAATGATTTCAATATAGACCCTAGAATGGTGGCAGCTATAGGTAAGTATGCTGATAAAATAATATCTTCAAAATTTTCTAAATCCGATATGAACTCTAAATTTAACCATCTGCTAAATTCATCCTTCACCAAAGTATCTACAAGTAAAGGTATGAGAGATGAAAATAGACCTTTTTGGGGGAGGAAAGGGCATGATATAGTTTTTTCAAAATTTAATAAAGATCAATTAAAAAAATTGATGGATGTAAATTGCACTTTAAATGAATATGAAGATAAAATTTCAAGTGTGAATAAGACAATAATAGATTATCTAGGTAGTTCTAACCACTTTTTTGAATTTGACACTAAAGATAAGAGTCAATTGAAAGGCTCTAGGGAAATATATGTTATGAGTTTGTACACAAAAGTTGCACAGAATCCACTAGAGGAATTTTTTAAATATTTGTGTTCATCCTTTCCGAATGAATTGATACATGTTAAATCGCATATAAGACCTAAATTAATACATTCTAAAGTTTTTGAGGGATTGGGTATGAATGAGGAACCTTTAATGGCCACACTAGATTGTAGAAAATGGGCTCCCAGATCCAATTTGCTAAAGTATGAGATTTTCATAAATTCCATGTCTTGTCTGCCAAAGAATTTCATTGATTATTTTCAAACATTCTGGTTAAAATATTATCAGAAAAGACTAATAATACAGTCGAGGTATGTGGAATTGTTAGAAAAAAATCCTAAGACATCAAAATTATTAAAATACTTAATAAAACTTGATAATAAGGAAGAGTACGCATTATATATGCCATATAGTTTTATGATGGGGATTTTTAATTACTTATCTTCTTTACTACATGCAGCTAGTCAAGAATTTTTCAGTGATTTTTCTTTGAAAACTATGAGGGTCAGCTCATCCTTATGTGCTCATAGTGATGATAGTTCAGGGATCTTTTTATCTAAAAATAAAGATGATTCCTACAATGCCTTTAAACATTATGAGATCTTCCAAAAATCAATAAATCATATGCTTTCAAAAAAGAAATCTGTACTTTCTTTTAAAAATATGGAGATGATATCTATAATGTATTTAAATAAAGAGCTTCTACCTATGACACATAAATTTATATCAAACGTTTCTTTTGAACCTAAAGGATCAGGTTATTTTGACGACATGTCTACAACTGTAAGTAAAGTTATATCCATACATAGCAATGGTGGTTCATTAATACAATGTTATAGTATGATGTTATCTCAAGGTGAGTTAATTAGGAAGTGTTATCATATGCCTTTAAATATTCATAATTCATCAATACCTATATATTTTGGTGGTCAGTATAATATGCACCCATTACACCTCATTTTATTAGGCAGTTCATCTCAAGAAGTTATGTTGGATTTAATCGAGTCTACTGTAAATAGGAATTTTAGAATAAATTTATCATTACATGTGGGTGATGATTATATACCCTCTTTTGGCACTAGACTAAATTATCAAATACCTTATTATGTGAGTCATTACAATAAATTGGAATTGGATGAAAAAGATAGGTTAAGACTGAAATCGTTATCATTAGCTTTGAATAATAGTACTGCAGCTGATTTAATAAAATATTTTAATAGTTTATATGATACTGATTATGTTTATAGTTTATCAGGTATAGATACAGACCAATTATTAATATCTAGCCTCTTTTTTAAACAGAAAATTTCTAAAGAGAATGTATCATTTAACTTACAGGATTTAAATAATATCTATAGTATAAAGAAATTCCTACCCATAGAAGATATGGATGTTAAGAGCAGTAATTACATTTATATGAGTAAGTTCGACTCCTATATGAGAAATGCTGAATCAATGAAATTCCACATATCAGATTTTAATATATACACAACCAAAACAGTAAAACCAATAATATATGATACTCTGAATTACCTTGGCACCAATATAAATTTTAGTATGATAAGTCAAGTCTTGGGTATCCTAGAAGACCCAGAAATATTGAAGATATTACCAACTAAGGACACTATATTGCTGTGGAAAGATTTTTTATTAAGTTATTTACCTGGCGACACTGATAATAAAATAAAATTATTAAGGAAAATAGTAAGTAAAGATGATAGTCATATAAGGAGTGCTTATTGTAATCTACCATCAGGCATATCAGTTGACACTATAGAAAGATTCTGGACATCAAATATATTGTATAACACATATACCGGTTTTATAAGCAGGAAGAAGGCACAATTATATACAATCCAAGAATTCAAATCTTTCCTTATAAGTAATCAACATTTAAAACATTTATATCTCTTAGTAAAAATCTTAGATGTTTCATTTAAAACCAAAAGGCTAGATAAAAAATTATTCGACAAATTATTATCAAATATTCATTCATGCAAAAATTGTTCTAGTAATGAATTGAATACCATACTGTCAAGCTATTATGATCTGTATACTGAACCCAGATTTAATATAATACCACCCATGCCTTATGCCATATACGATACTGAGCAAAAGAGAGGGTTGAATATCTGGTATGGTCAATGTGACTTTACATTATGTTATAAGGATGGTGTCGTATCTCATAGAAATGTTGGTTTAGATATATTTACAACTTGGTCAGTGAGAGATGACATAACCTTACAACATTTATGGTTAATATATAAAATATTTACAGATTCTAGAGGGATACTGATACCTAAATTGACATGTGACACAACCGGTGCAAAGACTAGGTTGGGTTATACAGATTTTGATACACCAGAGCCTAAAAATCCATATATTAAAGCAGTATATTTGCAAAATTCAGAGGTCTTATATACTGAACCACCT